TGTGTCATAACAAATATAGTGTTGTACAGCGATAGCAGCACCAGCAGGTCTTACAGCAATACGAAACGCGCCTGCTGCAGCCGCTTGATTACAAATGTTTAGTGTTGACACTACTGTGCTGGTTGCCCCCGGAACCGTATACAGTGTGGTTAATGTTGTTGCCAAGGGGTTTGATAGCCCCAATACTTTATATGCTGTTGCCATTGTTTACGCACCCATTAATAAAAATACGCTGAGACCATCGGGGCCGCCTGAACCACCAGTGCCAGATGATCCTGTATAACCCACTGCTGTACTGGCTGACCCTGTATAACCCGCACTGCCAGTATAACCGCCAGCTGGTCCTTGACTGCCCACAAAACCCACTGACCCAGTGTAGCCACCAGCCGGTCCAGATGACCCCGCATAGCCAGTGGGACCAATGTAACCTATACTGCCGGTATAGCCTGTACCGCCCAAGAAACCACGGCTTCCAGTGTATCCAATACTTCCTGAATAACCACGACTGCCAGCATATCCACCACTGGGACCCACACTGCCCACAAATCCAACACTGCCTATAAATCCAGCTGATCCTGTATAGCCACCAGCAGGTCCACTGCTGCCAGCATAGCCCACATTGCCTGGTGTGCCACTTACAGTTAACCAAGTGTTGCTGTAGCGTACTTTGAGTTCGCCCACAGTGGTGTCAAACCAAAATACATTGGTTTCTGTAACTGTGGGTTCTGTGTCTGAACTAACAATGTTAACTATAGTGCCACCAAGGGCCACTGCCGTACCATTGATGGTAATGGTTGGAGTTTCTATAGCTGCATTTCTAACCTTATCGACCATGCTTGTCCTGCTTGATCTATTATTTAGCTAGTTTATATGAGTGTCCAAATAGCAAGTTCGGGCTAATTAAATTTAAACATTTAACTTAGTAACACCGCGTGGTACCATGTCACTAGAAACTATGTCTCCATTTTTTCCATGTACACCGTGTATACAGTAAGCAACAGTTTTTGGTTCAAGTGCTGTTAACAAATGATTAACGTCTTTTTTAATCCAAATCATGTGAGGAGATTGGAAAACAGTGTCTTCACCGTTGGCTGTGACTCGCAGTGAACCTGTAGCTAACAGCGTGAGATGGTCAAAGTCGTGTGTATGACCTTCTTCAACGTCGCCGGCATTTTCAAAAATCATCATTCTGGTATAAACATTACCAGCGAATCCTAATTTAATCGTCGGGCTTGCCATAATTATCCGCAAAATAAAACACAAGGCACTGTGTACGAGCCATCATCGTACTCAGCAATTTTGATGTTAGTTGTTACTTTTCCAATCGTAGACGATCTTATTAAGTCATCACTTTGTACACGAGCACAACCATCACCATTTGATTCTAGTAAATCACCAGCAGCTATAGTTACACCAGCAGCAATTCTTACAAAATACGCACCGACTGCTGTAACATGAATGTCTTTGGCTTCGTCATAGTCCATAAACACACCGTAAATGCGTCGGTCACCAACCACATCAGATATTTTTACTTTAGGCAGTCGTTCATTGCCATCATCAGTAATTATTTTTGATACGCCATTTTCTATAATAGTGCTTCCAACTGGAGCATCACCGATGTAGTATTCTGATCGTTCAATTCCGCCTTTGGTACTTAAACTTTCTGTCGAGCTACCAATCTCTGTAGTTTCAATAGTTTGATCATCTTGTCCATCACTGTAGTCAACCCAAGTTTTAGATTTCCAAACACACATTTCGTCAATAGTTGACAAAACTGTTCCAGGCAGAATAGCAGGGGTGTGACCGCGCCCTTCAGTCCATTGACTCCAGTGTGACCCGGCGAAAGAATTATAGGATACAGTAGTGCCCGAAACAGAAATAGTACCTTGAGTAGTATTAGACTGCTGGAAATACATCAACGTGATGTCTTGCCTAGGATTAATATAGGTTGCGCCTGTACCGCCATTAATATGGAATAATTCTCGAGCAGATCCATAGGTGTTTCCAGTTATGCGTAATATGTAGTCACTAATTGACCCACCCGCTGGATTAGTATGTTCTAACCACAAACACGAAACTATGTCACTTGTCGCTACATTAGCAGAAACTCTTAAGGCAGTAGTAGCAGAAACTGCGCTATTACCCCCATATCCTAAAATTCTAGCTGTTGTTTTTCCGTCGGTCCCCCCATTAACATATAACTTTGTAATATTTGTATCATCAGAGCTTGTACCAACCATGAGTGTTCCACTGGAATTGACACGCATAAACTCAGTGCCAGCACTGTTGCTAAATTGTAAAGTATTAGCAGCAGGTGACCCCATGTAAAATTGAGGTGCTGCATTTGCTGCATTTGAAAAACTCAACTGGTTTGCATTAGTGTTAACAGCAGCTATGTCTAGCGCAACACCTGAGGCTTGCAGTTTAAGAGCAGTCCCGTTAAACGTCATATTCGCTGAACCAGCAAACGCCCCGCCGTTATTATATTGTATTTGTGTATTACTGCCACCTGGACTACCGCCCGCACCAGCACTACCTGTATACCCTGTGCCAGATGACCCAGTATACCCCACCGAACCAGTATACCCCACCGAACCAGTATACCCCACCGAACCAGTATAGCCTACGGCTCCAGACGCCCAACTCAGTACACCAGTAGTGGTAGAACTTAGTACTTGTCCATTGCTGGCTGGTACTGCTGTGGGCAGCGTGTAGGTTTGTGTGCCAGCTATGGCTGGTGCAGCAATAGTTACCGTACCTGAAGTATCACCCGATATTACTAATGCTGCCATTATTTTGCCTCCAATATTGTTGTTATTATAATCATAAACGTTACTTTGGATATCTTGCTTTAACAGCTAAACACGCATCAATGTAGGCCTGTATTTGAACTTGATCCCCTTTTACAATCCCGTCTAAATAATCTGCAATGGGTGGGTATGCATTTTTCCGCAAGTCCAAAATGGTACGAGCAACAACTTCGTCATTGACAGTTAGGCCCCATGCTTGACAGTATGTAAAGTCATACCCATCGTAAGATGTAAAAGCTTCAAGTTCTGGATATGCTGTGTTTGACAAAACTAAAAACGCAGAACAATCAGGTTTTTGGGCAATGATGTTGACATCATACCGCGGGATTGGGGCTTGCACCGTCCCAAAAAGTGCAGGAAAATTATTGGCCGGTAAGTTGTAGAGGGGCATTTGGAGTTCCCAATAAGTAAGTTTCTTTTGGCACTACGCCAATGGCCTTGAGTGCTTCAAGACTTTGAGGATTGCTCATTGCGTTCAGCAGTTTGGCCGGAGACGGTCTACCGTTGGCAATAATCTCTGACTGAATCTCGCGCATTACGTTAACAGTAAATTCATAATTGGCGTTGGCTTCAAACATTTCGTCGTCTGTGTATGCATCGCCATTATCGTGCTTGAGCCTCGTTGGTTCTAATTCTATGTACAATTCACTGATTAATTTTTCTAAGATTTTGATTTCTGCGCGATTTAAATCAAACGCATGAGCTTGGTCATCAAGAACGGATTCAGTTTCTACAATCTCAGCTTTGAGATTTAAAATAACGTGTGGTAGTGCGTTGATTTCAGTCAAATGTTGGAGTTCTTGCAACTTGGCCCGATATTTTAATTCTGCAACTTCTTCCAGTGCAGCAGCACGTTTACGTCCAACTAAAAACCCTTTTAAAGTTTTTAGTTTTTCCCAAGGTGTGTTACCAATGACTTGGTAACGATAATTAAATTCAGTGTTTAGTGGGGATGCCATTAATCAAGTTCCATAGGGTGCGCCGGTATTTCCAGATTTACCCGCAACAGCGGCATTGGTAGTGTCGGACGCTACAACTCCTGTGTTTGATACTAGGTTAGTTATAGAAACAGTACTTAAACTAGGATTATACCCAAAGCCAAAAATAGCTGCATCTGCTCCATAGTTGGTTGCAGCACCAGTAGCCCTAATAGTTCCAACCCCAGTAACGTCTGCCCCAACCACCCCGGTATTGGTTACCAAATTGGTTGTTGAAACAAATGCAACACCAGTTACGTAACCAAAACCAAAAATAGCCTTGTCTGTGCCATAACTAGCTGCCATCAAACCCGAGTTAATTGACTTAACAGTTGATGTATCAGTAGCAACAACTCCGGTATTACTAACAAGATTGGTTACGGCGACTCTAACAGATCCTGTCCAACCATAACCAAATATTGCTTTGTCCGTTCCATATCCAGCCGCCGCTAATTCGCGCCTTGCTGTGCCAACTCCGGTTGTATCAGACGAGACTGCCCCTGCATTATTGACTAAATTAGTCAATGATATAATAGTGCCTGTAGTACCATAACCAAATATGGCTTTATCTGTTCCGTACCCTGCAGCAGAGAGTTGTGTTCTTGCTGTACCAACACCTGAGGTATCTGTTGCTACAACTCCTGTGTTAGATACAATGTTAGTCAATGAATAATAAGTAGGCCCAGCACTAGCATATCCATATCCAAATATAGCTTTGTCTGTTCCGTAACTTGCTGCAGCCAAGTCGTATCTAGCTGTACCCACACCAGTAACATCTGCCCCAAGTGAGCCAGTATTTGATACTAAATTGGTTGTTGAGGTAACAGCAGCAGCACTACCATACCCAAAAATACCTTTTTTTGCTACAACGGTTGTGGTTCCCCAACTCATTACTCCAGCAGTTGTTGCAGTCAACGCTAACCCGTTAGACGTAGGAAATGCTGCTGGAAGCGTGTAGGTTTGTGTACCAGCTACTGCAGGTGCAGCAATGATAACGGTACCACTGGTAGAGCCAGTTAGTGTAATTGCGGGTTCGGTTGAACCTGTAGTACCGTCTAAGGTAAGTGGCATTTATAGAGCCGGTGCTTGTGCAGCTTGGAATGCTGCAATTACGTCTGCTGTCCACACTACCGAGCAGATGGCCACAACATTATCAGGAACATCAGTTAAATTTTGCCCTGGTACTAGGCTGCTGCGATGATAAGTTTTGCTTATTTC